AGCGGGGCGTGGATCTTGCGGAAGGGACGGTTGAGGATCCGGGAGTGGACATCTGATGGCGAAGCAGAGGACGCGGAGCCGCGTCACGTCGAAGATCGACGAGCTCCCGGAAGATCTGAAGCTGAAGGTGGATGTGATGCTGACGGACACATCCAACACCTACGCCCAGATCAGCGACTACTTAAAGGGCGAGGGATATAGGATATCCAAGTCGAGCATCGGACGCTATGCGATGCGGACGAACACGGCGACGCAGCGCCTCCTCGAGGCACAGGCGCAGACGGAGCAGCTCATCCGCGTGGTGAAGGACAATCCGGATGCCGATTACACGGAGGCTGCCATCATGATGATGATGAACGGCCTCGTGGACAAGGTGGCTACTGCCGAGGAGGAGTTTGAGGAACTCCCGCTTGACAAGGCAGGACGCCTGATCGCGTCCTTGTCCCGCACGAAGGTCTACAAGGACCGCGTGAGGCAGGACATGAAAAAGAAAGCAGACCTCGCCTTAAAGCAGGCAGAGGAGGAACTGATGCAGGTGATCCGGCAGGATGACGACTCGAAGCGGAAGCTGAAGGAGATCCTGCTGAGCGCAAAGGAACGGATGGTTGCAGATGATCGATATTGATGAATGGCTCCGGGAGCTGGACGAGGGGGAAGACCTCGAGATCAAGAACAATGAGGAGTACCAGAAGGCGCTCTTTGAAGAGTATGTCCTGCGCGGGACTGACCACCGGGAAAGCCGGGAGCAGCTGCACGCCAGATACCAAAAGGGAGAGCCGGTGATGGGCACAAACGGTCTGCGCAGGAAGCTTGCAGCGTTTGACATGGGTTACTTCGGGCGGGCTTACCTGCCGCATTATTTCGTCCGGAAATCCCCGCATTTCCACGAGGAGCTGGACGCGATCTGGAGCCGCGGCGTGTTAAAGGGCATGGATCCGGCGAAAGAAGCAAAGGAAATCTCCCGGGCGAAGGGATCCCGGAATGCAGTGGCGGCCCCGAGAGGGCATGCAAAGTCCACAAACTTCACGTTCAAGGATAATCTGCACGCGGTGCTGTACGGGTACAAGCATTACATCCTGATCCTGTCGGATTCGTCCGACCAGGCGGAAGGGTTCCTCGAGGACCTCAAGACCGAGCTTGAGGACAATGGGAACATCATCATGGATTTCGGTGAGCTGAAGGGTGATAAGACCTGGAAGACCGGCGTTATTCTCACTAAAACTGACATAAAGGTGGAGGCGATCGGTTCCGGGAAAAAGATCAGGGGACGGCGCCACAGGAACTGGAGGCCAGACCTGATCGTGCTGGATGACGTCGAGAACGATGAGAACGTCAACACGCCGGAGCAGCGCAGGAAGCTGAAGAGCTGGTTTGACAAGGCGGTGTCGAAGGCGGGCGATACCTATACGGACATCATGTACATCGGGACGATCCTGCACTATGACTCGCTCCTGACGAAGGTGCTCGGGAACCCGGAGTATGAATCGAGAATATACCGTGCTGTTATCAGCTTTGCGGAGAACACCGAACTGTGGGACGAGTGGGAGCGGATTTATACGAACCTGTTCAATGACAGCCACAAGGAGGATGCGAAAGCATTCTATCTGGAGCATGAAGCGGAGATGCTTGCAGGAACCGAGGTGCTGTGGAAGGAAAAGATTTCCTACTATGATCTGATGGTCGGGCGGATCTCAGAGGGCGAGGCATCGTTCAACTCCGAGTTGCAGAACAATCCGGTTGATCCGGATAACGCGACCTTCAACCCGGAGTGGAATGACTACTACGAGCCGGAGCTTGTGGATTTTTCAAAACCGAATTTCATCTTCATCGGGGCAAACGACCCGTCACTCGGAAAGAACAAAAAATCGGATACCAGCGCCATCATCAACCTCGCGCTGGATCTGGACACCGGGTACATGTACGTGGCGGACGCCGACATCGAGAGGCGGAAGCCGGACGTGATCATCGACGACGTGATCGGACTGAGCCGCCGCCTGAAGCGGGACTGCAGGAAGGGCTTCTACAAATTCGGCGTGGAGACGGTACAGTTCCAGTATTATTTTAAAGAGGTCATGGCAAAGAAAGCTGCGGAGACCGGGGAATACATCCCGATCGAGGAGATAAAGAGCACTGCGAACAAGCAGCTGCGCATCGAGTCCCTGCAGCCGCTGGTCAAGAATAAATACCTGAAGTTCAACCGGAGCCATAAGACGCTGCTCAAGCAGATGGAAGAGTTCCCGATGGGAAAGAACGACGACGGCCCGGACTGCCTGCAGATGGCGGTGCAGCTTGCACAGGAGGTCATGCGCACGGCCGGGAAGACGAAGTACCAGAGCCTGATCCGGCGCAGGATGCGCTTCGGGAAGGGCGCCTACTAGGAGGAAAGAACGTTGTCCAAGAAAAAGAAAAAGGAAAAACCGTTTAACCCCGAGACGGACACCGGACTGGGCAGGCCGGTCCGGGCACGTATCGCTGCCGGGGATGTAAACGATAAATATTCCAGCTATCCGTCCAACGGACTGACGCCGAAGCGGCTCGCCCGGATCTTCCGGGCTGCCGATGACGGGGATGTCATGGAGCAGATGGAGCTGTTCGAGGAGATGGAGGAAAAGGATCCGCATCTGTTCTCACAGCTCCAGACAAGGAAGCTCGCGGTGACCGGGCTTGACTGGGAGGTGCAGCCCTTCAGTGATGCGGAAGCGGATAAGCAGGTCGCGGATTTTGTGACTGCGCAGCTTAAGGGAATCGAGAACCTGGATGATGTGTTCACCGACATCCTTGATGCGATCGGTAAGGGCATCAGCATCATGGAGATCGAGTGGGGCGTCGGGGCGGACGGCTCCAATGTCATCGAGAACATCGAGCGCATCCACCAAAAGAAGCTGACATGGGACTGCATGACCGACGAGATGAAGCTGTGCACGCGGGAGTTCCCGGGGGGCATCAGCCTGCCGGAGAACAAGTTCGTGGTGCACCGGTACAAGGCAAAGTCCGGGCATCCGAGCCGTGCAGGGGTCCTGCGCGTGGTGAGCTGGATGTACCTGTTCAAGAACTATGACGTGAAGGACTGGATCGCCTTCTGCGAGGTGTTCGGGATGCCGCTGCGGCTCGGGAAGTACAGTGCCGCAGCATCGGACGATGACAAGCGGGCACTCATGGCTGCCATCTACAGCCTCGGCAGTGATGCGGCCGGGATCGTCCCGGACTCCACGGCGATCGAATTTATCGAGAGCAATAAGACCTCGACCGTGGAGATCTACGAGCAGCTCGCGCGCTACTGTGACGAGCAGACCAGCAAGGCGATCCTCGGGCAGACGCTGACATCGGACAGCGGGGGCGGGAGCTACGCACAGTCGAAGACGCACAACGAAGTGCGGCATGACCTGACAGTGGCGGATGCCAAGGCCCTGGCAGTCACGGTGCGGCGCGACATCATCCGCCCTCTCGTGGAGTACAACTTCGGCTACGGCGTAAACGTGCCGTTCTTCACGTTCGACTGCCAGGAGGCGGAAGACCAGAAGGAAGCGGCCGAGATCTACAAGACGCTGGTGTGCGACATGGGGCTTAAGATCCCGGAGAGCCACATCTACAAGAAGTTCAACATCCCGAAGCCGGAGGACGGCGAGGAGGTGCTGCACCCGCGGCTCGTCATGGAGACAAGGCAGCCGCAGGAAGCCGAGGAACTGGACCTGAAGGAGGAGGCTCCCGGGGACAGTGCTCAGGCGCAGGTGGATGCCATCGCGGATGGAGCTGTAAAGTGTGCGCAGGATGCCTTCCGGGAGATGGTAAAGCCGCTGATGGGGATGCTCGATGCGGCGCCGGACCTTGAGACGCTCCGGGAGGCCTTAAAGGATGAGCAGGAGGTCAGGAAGCTCTATGAGCAGATGGATTCCCCGGAGCTTGCGGATCTCCTGCATCAGGGGATCTACCTGTCGGAGCTGATCGGGAGGAGTGAGCCATGAGCGGCGCAGAGGACCAGCTGAAGGATGGGACCGTCTTTCGGGCGGCCGTGGAGTTCTTAAAAAAGAAGTCCCCGCTTACGGCAGAAACCTATCAGGCAGTGTCGGATGCGGCGCGAGCAAGGGCGTTTACCGTGTCCGGGTACTCGAGCCTGACGGTGCTCCAGCAGTTTCTGGATGAGCTGACGGATGCCTGCGAGAACGGCACCACCAAGGCTGCCTTCACGGAACAGATGAATGACTTCCTTGCCCGGAACGGCTACGAGGGGCTCAATCCGTTCCATGCGGATGTGATCTTTAGGACGAACATGCAGACGGCATACTCTGCCGGGCACTATAAGAGCATGGCGGATCCGGCGGTAAAGAAGCTGCGCCCATACTGGAAGTATGTCACCGCAGGCGACGGGAATGTCCGGGAGACCCACGCGGCAATGGAGGGCAGGATCTACGCCGCAGACGACCCGATCTGGGACGTCTGGTATCCGCCCAATGGCTTCCGGTGCCGCTGCTCCGTGGTCAGCCTGACGAAAAAACAGGTGGAGCGCTCCGGCACGCCGGTGAGCACCAGTCCGCCGAGGGACGTGGATACCGGGACAGGCGAGATCATCACCCGCTACCCGGACAAGGGCTTTTCCAACAACCCGGCAAAGGATGCATGGAAGCCGGATCTGACCGGCGTGGATGAAAATTTAAAGAACGCATTTAAGGAACGCATAAAACCGTCATAGACGGATTTTAGGAGTGCGGGGGCAAAATCCTCCGCTGAAATATAATAACGCGCGTTATCACGCGTGATAACGCTATCAGAAGGACAGATAAGGAGATGATGACGTGGAAGGAATTGTAATATGCTCCGGCAGCGCGGTGGATGTGACCGGCGTGCCGGAGGAGATCAGGATCCTGCCGCTGGGGCACGTGAAGTCCCGGAAAGGCGATTTTTTGGTAGACGACGAGAGTGCCCGGATGATCATGGACCAGTTTAAGTCCAGGCAGGTGGATCTGGTCATCGATTATGAGCACCAGACGCTCAAGGATGTACAGGCACCCGCGGGCGGGTGGATCGAGGGTCAGATGGACCGAGCGGGCGATGGAGTACTTAAAGAACCGGGAATACCGCTACCTGTCGCCCGTTGTGATGGTACGCAAGAGCGACCACAGGGCGGCGGCGATCCATTCCGTCGCGCTGACAAATACACCGGCGATCGATGGGATGTTCCCGATCGTGAACTCCATGGGGCTGCCGGAAGATGAGAAGGAGGAAGAGGAAAAAATGGACCTGAAAAAGATTGCGGAGCTCTTGGGGCTTCCGGGGACGGCTACGGAAGAGGACGTCACCAAGGCACTGGCGGCGGCAAAGGAAGCCGGCGGACAGAAGGATGAGCCAAAGGAGGATCCGGAGGAGACCACGGAGGCGGCAGTGCCGGTGGCAAATTCCACCGTGCTGGGACTCTTAGGGCTCCCGGAGACGGCAAAGACCGAGGATGTGACCGCGGCGATCATGGCGTGCAAGGCAGGATCGCGCGATCCGGAACTGGAGGCGCTGAAGCAGGAGCTGAAGGAGCACGCCGCGGAAGAGATGGTGATGGCTGCTTTAAAGGAAGGCAAGATCACGGCGGCACAGAAGGAATGGG